CTAAAACAGACATGTCAAAGGAGCCGATAGTCCAAGTCTGGTTTTCATAGTTGAAGCAGACGAACCGATTAGCCTCAAAGGATCCGTTAGTCGTTCCCGACTTAGACGGGTAGAACCAGAAGATCTCTGAAAACTTAGAATCAACCGCAGCAAAAGACTTGTTCGCCTGATCCATGTTTATGTCATCGTAGACATAATCCGCGACGGGGCATTCCAAGGGCTGAACGGCACCGCCTCCGTACACATAGAACCCGTCATTGCCCATGAAGAACACTGAACTGGCTGCATCAACAGCCGTCTTATGGGAAAGGATCTCTACATTCTGAGAGATCAACGAGAAAGAAAAGACATCGGGAGGACCGATAAATCTCATCGAGTACACGGCGGCATCAGTGAAGATAACCACCTCATCTTTAGTGGAGACTGCACCGACGATGCGGCTTCCCACTCTCAAGACTTGACCACCAGCAGTGTTAACCGGGGTCGGAGTCCAATCAAAAGGATTATTCTGATCAGACCACCTGACAAGAAGAGAGTTCTGCGTTGTTCCACCAAGGTCGTTAGTACCAAACCCTACGCAGCTACCGTCTCTCTTGCTGATAAGAAAGCTGTCTACGATAGTGGGCGGGTCAGACGCACCCGTGAAGTTCGACGAGTTAATTTCTTTAACAACATCATTAAGGCTGAACGTGCCGCCGGAGCCGGGTATGCCATTCACGGTACTGGCACTGGTGTCCCAGTAGTAGAGTGGGCTACCAGAGTTTGCGAATATGATGTCTTCACCGTAGTTGTCGATGTAGACCCTTCGGGCTTCACCAGTCAGAACAGCAGAAGTAGAGGGCTCACCCCATCCTCTGCCTGTCGTGAACTTACCATTGGCACCCCCGGTACTAGCAGGAGTTCCACCACCCGATGTCGTGGGGCCAGTGAAAGTAAATGAAGTAGATGATGCATGGGTAAGTACTGTGAACTCGTTACCATTCAAATCAGCAGTATCGACCCCATTCACTGAGCCAGTCAAACCACTGAACCGAACGATATCACCTACTTCGGGTAGGTCCGAAGCTCCACAAGTAGCAGTAAGGGTGGCCGTTCCAGTGCCAACGGTGATGTAGGGGCTTGCTACATCGGCAATGGAAGTGGTCCCACCCCATATACCAGTGCCCCAGCCCATGCCTACCGTCTGGGCGTTTGATCCAGACTTAGTTCTGTAGTGATAACCAACAGAACCACCCTCATACGATGCAGAAGTAGTAGCAGCATTGACCGTTGACCCCGTGGTCTCATCAATTATCTGAATATAGAATGTATCTAGATCAGGAACTTCAGTGATTTGAAACCCTGTTATTTGAGTCAGGATCGAGTCAGTGATCGCCGAGTCTCCTATAGAGGAACCTATGGATACAAAATTGATCCAATCGTCTACAGACCTTCCATGACCAACGATCCTTACTTCAACAAAAGGAGAGCCACTAGTCGTCTTGAAGGGATTGCTAACTGTCGATGGAGAAGCTGTGTCTGAAGGATCAATCGCAGTGATGTCGTAAGGAACACCGCCGACAATGACGTAGTACTTCCAGTTCGTGCCAACAAACTGATAGTTGTTGCCGGAGTAATCGCGAGAGCTGAAGCAAGCTCTACCGATACCCTCAAGGGTGTAAGTGTCGTCCCTGACCCAGCCGCCTATTGACTCTGCAAAGCCACCCCGGAAGCGGATGTTGTCGCAGTCATACCAACGCGCACCAGCAGCATACTCTGTCGAGTTCCGGCTAATTCCAGCAGGTATTTGGAGCTTAGTCAGGGGCATTTTACTTCCATGCCCTCAAGTAAATTCTCCAACCCGAAGAAGAAAACTGAAACTCTCTATGGGTAGTCTTCCCAAAAGCATAAAGCCAATTTGCTCTATCAGTAGATATTAAACTTACAGTGTCATGAGTAGAGCTAAGTGTAAATCCAACATCGTTATCACCACTCTTGAAAGGTGCATCCAACCTTATCCATTCCCCTTCCGCGTACCCACCATCGGCACCCCCGGACTGCCTCTTCGCCCACAACTGACATATGCTAGGCATTCCTCCGGCAGATATACCCAAGCTGCTCACATCAAAATCTATCTGAGTGTTGGCAGAGGCGCCGTAATCATCGTATGCCTCAACATAACCACCCTGACCACTCACCATTCCTGCATGGTAGGGCTGGCCCCAGTCATCACTGTTGGTGTTCTTCACTTGAAGATCAGTGCCGTTCCTGCGGATTCCTCGGTAACTATCACCACTATTCGTACTATCGAAGTTTATGTATGCATCGGCATGCTCCATGTGGATGCCGTTGCTTGTGGTTACGCCAACCTCGGTAAAGTCACCAGCAGCCGGTGTACCGACACCGATAGAACTACTGTTGATAGTCGCTCCATCGATGGTGCCCCCATCAACATCTATATTGGTGAAGGTCGCGGCTGCGGAGAAGTTGGAAGTGCCGTCTACGTCTAGTGTGCCAGTGCTAGTGACTTCAAGCTCTACGGGAACAATCACCTTAGGCGTGTTTGTGTCGATCGTGAGCATCTTTGTTCCACTGGAACTATCCTCGTAAACCTCAAGGGCCGCTGCCTGATTTGTCCCAAGGAGTACATCAGTGTCTTGAGTCGCTAAGTCAATCGAATCCGTGTCAATGTCGAGAGTCTCAAGCTCCGAAGCCTCTTCACCGAAAACAATCTTCTTGTTCGCAGAAGTGTCAAACTTAATGTAGCTGTTAGTTCCTTCAAAGATTTCAAAAGAATCAGCATCATTGTCTCCAATAAGAAGATCAGTAGATTGACTCCTTACATCCACTGATGCTGCCTGAATCTCTACTGTGTTAATCCCGCTGCCGGGGGCTACTTCAAGATGGTCGTTTTGGGTGTCAAAGCGGAGGAACTCGCTGTTACTGTCAGTGCTTTTGATTTCAAGAGCCGTTGTAGACCCCGTAACGAGCGTGATGTCAGCAGCAGCAGGGAATAGGAGATCATCAATCTGGAGCTTGGATAGAGCGTTCAGAACAGTCTGAGCTGTCAGGGTGGATCCATCAACAGCGGACCCATGAACAACGACAAGAGCATACGCTCCATTCTTAATGGTGAGGTCAGACCCAGATCCTGCATCCAAGATGAGATTATACGAACCATTGAGAGAGTTTTTTACCAGATAAATTCTGTCTGGATATTCACTGGATCCTGAACCCCTGATCTGAATGGTAGTGTCGCCTCCTACCGAGGAAGATTCAAAATCAATGAATCTCGCCCGACCCTCACTGCCAGCAGCACTGGGCGCATCCGCAGTGTCGGTGGTTATCCACTCCATCGTCCAACTGGGACTAGAAGCAGAAGTCGAACCGGAGGGGGCACTAGTAGGATCAATCTTCAAGGATTGACCCAAAGCTTGCTCAATCCTCTGAAGATTCTGATTTGTGGACGTGCCCCAAGTACCAGCCTCTTCGCCAGTGCCAATAAGCTTGATCTGATAGTTGCTAGAAAAAGTCGGCATTGTTTAGCCCTGCGGAACCGGAGGAGCCGCGATCGGCCTCGGTCGGTAGTCGTCTTGGTTAAGTCTGTTCTCAGACAAGTTCTTGAGAAGCATCACGCCATCCATGAACTGCTTCTCGTACCACTGGATCATGTCAGGCGAACCCTTCATATAGGTGTACGCCTGAACCAGAGCCCCGTACAGAATCACATCGGGGAACATCACCGAAAGCCACGTTCCGTTAGTTGAAGATGGGGAAGTAGTCAGAGAATCAGAAGAAGTCTTACCGTAATAGGTAATAGTCATCTGATGATCTGCGGCACTAGGTGCCGGACCTACCCTGATGTCTAACCGTGGCTCTGCGGAATTAACATTGGCATCAGATATGGCGTAGTACTTGGGCACACCCCTCGTAGACTCAGAGTTTGAGCCTGGGTAAGCCTCAAGCATGAAGTCATAGTCTTTCTGCAAGAGATACCTGACCGGACCAAACTCGACACCCGGATCAGTTTGAGGCGAAGTCATAACACTCTCTGTGATCCGTACAGACAGAACGTCGATCGTGCCATCTGCAAGCGAGTACTCAGGCTGACCCGCAATGGTCATCTTGGAGTCTTGGATTTTCCACTTAGAAGGGAGATCCACAGCAGCGAAGATCTTGTCTTCTGCTGAGATGATGAAATTGTCAATGTTAGAGACAAAGCTTGCCTCTGAATTCTGACAATACTGCTGAACAGCAGTCTTCATCTCTGAGAGTGTCTTTAGTGCCATTACTTACTCTACTCGATCTTGCTGCCAGGAACCGTGTAGTGGTAGAGGCCGCGAGTAGCAGCACCCGTTCCGCGAGTCTTCACTCGCTCCGGTCGTCCACCAGACTTACTAACAAGTCCACCGACCTGATACCGCTTCATGTTCTCCACCTTCTGACCAGTCTTGGCAGCGTGAGCCTCAGCTTCCTTGAGGCCCTCAGGCGTATATGCGAAATGCTTCTTTCCTACCTTGGGCATTGTTCTCTCCTAGAGATCTGGGTTGTGAAAAGCCACAACCTCTATGTAGTCAATGTCAATGTCGCCAGCGTCGTAGTCTGGAACACCGCCCTCTCCATTGCGGGCGTCAAAATAATCAAGCCGAAGACCAGTGATAGTCCCCAACCACTGCGGATTATCGGTCATATCCCAAACTACCTTAAACCAACCAGCCATATCCCTATCGACAGTCTTGAAACCATCAGAAGCTTGGTAATTTGGAATGTACGGAGACGTGTCGAGAGAATGCCTCTCATCATTGCCGCCCCCGCCCCACGGGTAGGTTGGGCCAACATCGCCAGATATGGCGAGGGAAGAGCTGTCACCATCTATTGTCTCGCCATCGACTTCTAAGCCTGCGAGCGTAAATGTTGTAGAGTCAGCAACCGTAACCATCCAATTATCTCTCGCACTATCAGCACCCGTAGGAGGGATGGAATTTATGCCACCCGTAGAGACTGTACCTGTAAGGTTATACGAGCCGCCTCCATACTTCGGATAACTTCCTGTAATACTGTTAAGCTGAACTCTATCTCCTACCGAAGGGCCAGTGTCTGCGACTGCCAAGGTGAAGATTCCATTACCAGAGCGATCAATAGAGACAGATGAAATATCAACCCTGCTAATAGTTGTCGTGTCTTTACTCCAAAAAAGATTGCCCTGGAAGTCGTACTTATACCTATCGTCTGGCTCAATATCCGGGAAGCGGTTTACCTTGAAGACGCTAACCACATACTTGTAAACGGACGCATCTATCGAGAGCGGCGCAGGAGCCACCGAGGCTCCGTTAAAACCTTGATTCAACCAAGGATCTCCCGCTGACGGGAAAGTGCTTGGGTCCGATTGTGAAATTAAATTCAAAGTTTCCGAAGAAGAGTTCCATGTCAGAACACCATTGCTTGCCCACCACCCGTCAATGCGAGTCGGACTGGTGAGGGCGGTGCCAGTCGAAAAGTCCCATCGTACAGCCGCCGGGAGATTTCTTCCCGCAGTGGCTCCATTGGGCCTTGGGTTACGGAGAGCCTGAGGGTCATCGAAGTGATGACGCCCCAACTGAGTCTGTGGGTTATCTGGACTCCAGCACTCAGGGCATGCTCTGGTATCTGTCTGCTCAAGATTGATCACTTCAGTCTTGAGTTCATGCAATGGGTACCTGAATCCGCAAATATCGCAGAAGCCAAAAGCATGCTTGCCTGAAGCAAAAGCTTTACCCATTAGTAGTTAAGCATGTCCGGCACGAAGCGAGCAGAGACCTTCACTCGGTCTTCGTCTGCTGCCTCCTTGAAAAGCTCTTCGTACTGAGCCTTCAGAAGGGGGATCCTGGAAGCAGCCTCAGGTCTCTTGACTGCAAGCTGATAGGCAAGCCCAGCAACAAGGCACGGCAGGAATCTATCCGGTACGTCCATGGTATTAGAAGCGTCATTCCCTGTATCAGCGATGCGTCGGATCCGGTAGTAATAGATCTTGTAGGTAGAATCCTTATCGGGGGTGGGCCAAAGAGTGATCGTAGAATTCTGATCTGCGCCCGTACTCGGGTTGTAGTCCTGAATGCCAACTCGGTTGTAGAGATACTGGAGAGGCTGTCCCTCGTTGAGCTTGTTAGGGATATTGGAGTAGACAGGCTGAGAGATCCGACTCATATGGAAGTCTGTCTGCTTGCTGGTGTTCGTGTCGTCAGTGCGGAGCATCACATCAAGCAAAGCAATCGTATTGATGTCGATATCGTAGGTGGCAGTTCCTTTGACAAGTTCAATCGGGTTTGCATAAAGCTCGACAGTCCAGAGGTTGATCCCCCTATTCTGCCATTCAAGCATCAAGAAGTTCAGACTGCGGCGGGCAGTGCGGAGGTCATAGCCAGTCCGCATCTCAAGCCCAGCACGCTCGTATGCTTCTTCGACCAGTTCCCCGATATCCGGATTAAATGCAAAAGTTCCGCTAGTTGCCACGGATAGCCTCCAAGATCTCTTGGCTTGAGTCTGCCTGTCGTCTTGAGATTTCTTTAATCTCCACTCTCATATCATCAAGAAGTCGAGTGTGGTGATTTACTTCAGTCGCTACGCGCTCAAGCTTTAACTCTGCGCGGGAGAGATCTTCTCTACCAGCAAGATTGTCATGCCCATTGTCATTCGCATGGCTGGTCTGCATAGTAAAAAGGCCCCCGATGGCAGTAGCTATCATGCCAAGGGAGGCCCAGAAAGCAGTAGGGGTTACGGAAGCCATCAGGTGTTTGCCCCGCCTGTATAAAATATAGTTATCCCTAGTGCAGTTTTCTTAACATCACTAACGCTTCCTCCATTAGGAGGACCTTCATCTCTAGCTAAGTAAACTCCATCTTCAAAAAGAATTCCATTTCCTCCAGGCAAAAGACTTGAAGTAGAGGAATTCCTTAACCCACCAATCCACATCCCTATAAACTTATAAGCTACATCAGAAATAGTAGAGGACGAACAAAGCATGAAAGCTCTAGAATTTTGGTAATTATCTCTATTAACTAGACCTCTAGAAAGTGAGTGAGAAACTAATACTGAATGAACAGAAACTCTTCCATCTATTATTTTAACTGCTGAACCAGTGAATGGAACATCGTCAAGGTCTACCGTAAGGTTTACCCCGCCTTGGTTAAAAAGAGGGGAAGACCAAACTTTTAATAAGTCTTCAGTCTGCATATTTTTCCTCAATCAACCTTGCTGATAAATAACGCTGGCGTTCATTTTCCAAGCTCCAGCATTCGGATGGTCTCCTTTAAGTGTAACAATGAGACCGTCATCAATTCTGAAACCAAACCCAGGTAAGTTTATAAATTCACCAGTACTACTTTTGAATGCAGGAACATTGTCATCAGTAATCCTAACAATGTTTGCGAGAATTATAAATTTCTCATCTCCAGAAGCATCACTAATTACAATCCTGGGACAGGTGTTCATTTCTTTTACTGTCCAATATCTAGTATCTTCAGAAGCAGTAGCAGAGATGGATATTGAAGAAATTAAAACTTTACCAGAAGCTACTACGGTAGTTGCATCATTTGCTTCAGTAGATGCGCTGACTGAAACCTCCTTGCTCCAACCTTTTGCATTTTTAATCATTGGTAAATCACCGTAATAGCGATATCAGCTCTATCACTAGAATCACCAGTAACATACTTAACATTCAATCCTTCGTTTATTCTTATGTAGGAATCATCATCATTCATATAGAAAAAACCAGAATTCAACTCGTGGCTGGCACCACCATTAGATGAATCAAATGTTAAAAATGCAGATCCAGAACCATCAGAGAATTCTACTCTTGATTCTTGGCCCGTAGAATCATTTAGAAGATTTCCAGAAACTCCAAAAAAATGAAGAGTCTTACTTAATCCTTGCGAAGTAAGTAGATTGTCAGCATCAGCTACTACGTCGGTTATTTCTATTATTTTAGTTTTCACATAAGAAGGTGAAAAACCCATATTATGCCTGACTTCCTACTTGGTAAGATATGGACACAAAGTTTACACCTACCCCTAAGCCAGTAAAATATATTCCATCACCAGTGCATTTTGTTTGCACACCGTGCGATCCTATTCTCATTGGCTTAAGAAAGTATGTAGGCTCAGGATCTGCTGCGTCATCTATATAGCTCGAATAAATCTGATCTTTATAGAACTGATAAGCAGCATCACTACTGTTTCTGTTGCACAAAACTAATCCGCATGAACTGTACACATCCGGGTCAGCTAATTGAAATTCTACATGAAACAACCTGAATAAATCACCATCTGACAAGGATACTATTTTTGTTGTAGAAGTTTTATCTGAGTCCGATACGTTGACGTAGGCTGTTTTTACATATGCAGACTTCATCTCCTACCTCCTGTAAAGAACAGAGATTCCGACAGCTTTAAGGCCGGACATAGTTCCTTGACTTTCTATAGATATCTCAAGTGAAGAATTTATTCTTAAACCACTTAGTGGAAAGAATATATTAAACCTGGGACTAGCAAGGCTGAATATGTCTGCTGATCCTGAGGTCAGGCAATCGTATATCCTGTAAACTTCTGTACTTCCGTCAAAAAGTTTATATATAAAACCGCCGTCATCCTGGCCGGAGGTGGTCTTTGCTCCACAAACAATGCTCTTTAGCGCTAACGGACCAGTCAACAACGAGGTCCGAGTACTGGAATCCGCTATTTCAGAGGCATGGAAGTAATTCGTTAATCCTGTGGGGTAAACGCTCAACTAAACACCCTCACCACTTCCCAGATGCCAGTTCCAGCAATCCAAAAAGCCATATCTTCCCTAGTATCAGCTACGCGATCCAGAGGCCACTGAAGCCAGAACTCTCTGACATAAAGAGAGACCATAGACAGATAAGCCCCACCGAGGGCACAAAGACTGAGGCCGCAGACCAGATGTGCAATCTGATCTACGGCCTCTTGTCGTTGGGGAGTGAGATCCCTGTACCATCGGGGGTCGTTCAAGGATTACCAATTACCAGCAGAGTACGGGTAGGAAACTCCAGGGCGGGACAGACCACTAATAACATAGTCAACAGCCATATCCATATTGTAGCCTGCCTCTCCGTTTAGGTACTCAAACGCAAGCGAGTATCCCTCCGTGGAATCCATCGGCATGGTGTCAGTGATCGTGTTCGTCTTCTTTCCATTCACATAGAAATCAGTGTGTCCCGTTCCAGCCGAAGCGTCAATCCAGCGAGTGCGGAACCCGAGCGTGTACCAAACAAAATCACCCGCAGTCACACCCGCGATATCAGTCAGTACATTAGTGCCGGTAGCCGTCGAAGACGTAACCGCAGCGTTCGTCGAGAACACGCCGAGAACACCGTCCTCGCCAACATGGAACCCGGTACCTCCGCCTGCGGCGATATCCAAAGCTCCAGTCCCTGGAGTCATGAAAGCCGTGTCCGTTGTAATCCAACCAAAACAAGCCTTCGCACCCCAAGTCGTGGTCTCACTGGAAAAACCAACCCGGAACTTCATGATCATCTCACGATTGTCCATCAGGGTGGCAGTAGAAGTGATCGGACCAAGGAGGTTCAACTGGGGGGTTGCAGTAGTAGCACCAGTCGGAGCGGCGTTGTAAGCAACCTGAGTTCCGTCATCATCGCCAGTTCCAGGGTTCAGCAGAAGGTATCCAGTCGCTGCGTCTACAACTTCAGTCGGGCTCGCAGCCGTGCCGATATTCGTAAGCGTGAACCCAGCTCCAGCAAGGAGTCCATCTGCAAACGGATAATCAAAATCTTCAATCTGAAGCTGATACGGAGTGCGAGTCTGCTCAAATGCCGCCACCGGCACGTCAGCAAAAAGACCGCCCTCTGCGGCATCGCTTCCGAGAATGGCACCCTGGAAATGAGTGCCCGTAATGTTTCTATTCGACATATTTTTTCCTAACTGGCTCTAAGAGCTGGCCCAATGGGCTGGTTTGGAAATTCAAAGAAACGCTACTTGCGTTTCCGTGAACTCTTTTTCTTAGCGGACTTCTTACGCATTCCGCTGAATGTCTTCGCAAGCTCTGCTTGCTTCTTTGTCTTAGGGGAAGCCTTGGACCCAGGCTTTGTCACTTTGTCTGCAAAAGCAGCAGTAGACATTCCTGCTTTCTTGGCTTTAGCCTTAAAGGCTCCGGGCTTTTTGACAGCCCCTTTGATCCAATCCTTAGACTTCTTAGCTGCCATTACCACTTCTCTTTATCTGCCCAGTAAGCTGCTGACATCTTGCCCTTGGCAATATTCTTGCCATGTCGGGCTTTGAAGG